CATGGGTCCATGACTGTACACGAGATCTTGTGGCTTTTGCAACAGCCGGGTTGTAATCTTTTAAAAAGACCCTCTATACTGGGGCTGCCAGGTTAGTTGGTGGTTCTTCAGCCTGGCGTTTTTACAAAACGCTGGGGTGTGTGGGGTATACTTCACATACCCCAGTATTTTTGTAGGAGACAAAATGGAAGCCCTTGTTAAAGCTCTCAAAGTGCTTGTTTCAGATGTAGTCACTTTTTACTTTATGGCCCATGGATACCATTGGAATGTAGAAGGTTCTGATTTTAGCCAATATCACGCTTTGTTTTCAGAAATCTACGAAGATGCCTATGGGTCAATTGACCTCATTGCAGAAAACATCCGTAAACTTGACGATTACGCTCCATTTAGCCTGCAAAAGTTCTTAGATCTTCGCACCCTTGATTTTAAAGATGTACAACCTAATCCAAAAGCAATGGCCAAGTCCCTGTTGACGGCAAATGAAGCCCTTCTTAAATCTCTTAAAAAAGCATTTGATGAGGCTCAAAAGAAAGACGAACAAGGAATTATGAATTTCCTTGCTGATCGCATTGACAACCACAATAAATGGTCCTGGCAACTTCGGGCCTCAACCAAATAAAGGAGCCAATATGGCAGCAAAGAAAAAAGCCCCAGCAAAAAAGACAGCCGCTTGGTCTCGTGCCGAAGGCAAGGACCCTAAGGGTGGTCTTAATGAAAAGGGACGCAAGTCTTATGAAAAGGCAAACCCTGGCAGTAACCTTAAGCCACCGGTGAAGAAAGAACAAGCAGCTAAGTCTGATAAGTCAGCAGCTCGTCGTGAGTCGTTTTGTGCTCGCATGGAAGGTATGAAGAAAAAGAATACTTCAGCCAAGACAGCTAATGACCCAGATTCTCGTATTAACAAATCTCTTCGTGCTTGGGACTGCTGATGGCTGCTAAAAAGACAAGCAAATATAGGAAGGGAGGTAAATAATATGTGCACAGCATGTGGATGTGGTTTGAAAGATAAGAAGGATCCCGGCTTTGGCAAGGGCCCCGCTAAGAAGAAGGCGGCTCCTGCAAAGAAGAAGGCAGTTGCTAAGAAGAAGTGAACTCACTAACTAGTGGTAGTTATCACTAGAAATGAAAAAGCCCCCGCAAGGGGGCCTTTTCTTTTATGTAAGTAGGTTTACCATTGCACAGAATGCTTGGCCACAATCTTAAACATTTCTTTAAGGATTGTTTCAGTACCATTAAACCCAATCTCAGAACCGTCATTCATTAGGAAGATGATAGAACCAATAACTTTTTCGTCTTCTTTAGTTGGGGAAAGCATCTCTACAGCTTCTTCTTTTGACTTTGGTTCAAAACCTTTGTCTTTTGCCATTCGCTTAACTAATGCAGTTGGCATGATTTCAAGAGTTTCTCTGTCATACGCAGCTTCATCAATATCTGGCAACTCATCACTTACAACAACCTGAACATCCGGCGAGTCATCAAGCATAATAGGAACAAGACCATTAGTAAGTTCAAGGGTTGGCAATTGCATACCAATTGACATTGCTGCAAGTCGCGTTGATGAAGGTTCATCTTCTTCATCCCAAAGTACTAATGACATACCAGGAACTTCTTTACCTTTAAGGTCCCACAGAATGTAATCATTTACATCTTCAACACTCACAATATCTCCTGCTTTTTCAGCTAAAGATTTGGGAACTTTTTTAACACCCTCTAAAGCAGCGATAATAAAAGACACGTCATTGTCAAGAACCCAGTCGTACACAACTTCTAAACCTTTAGACATGCTTCCGTACCACGGAATAATAAATGAGGATTGAGTGCCAATATCATTTAATGCGGCATCAATTACTTTCTTTGGCGCAGATCCAGCACCAACAATTCCGTAAAACTCTTTCAAGTGGTTCTCCTTAACGTAGGGTTTTTCTCTCTATTGAGTCGCCCAACAATGTTGTCAACCTCAATACTAACTGGACGCTACCAGCAATAGTGGCAACTACCAACCCGGCCACATACCACTTGTCAATGTCAACTATCAATGCTGCCGCATACCCAAGAATAACCCCAGCAATGTTTTTAACCCATGGCATTGGTTCTCTTGGTAGTAAAGAGTCAATTACTTGAAGCAGCTTGTAAACAGCTAATGCACTAATTATGTAGTTCATGTGTCTCCTGGAACATAGTTAAATCTAATTGACCACAAAGGGCTTGGGATACTAGCTTGATTACTGTATTGAGTTGCGCTAGTACTAAGTTGTGTAATTGGAAGTATATCCATTAGAAGCCTGTTTGCTACTACCTTAGTTTTTTGGTAGTTGGCGTTGTACACAGAAAAAGAGTTGTTTCTTAAAGTGTCTTGAGTTGCGTCTGGTCTGGCCGAGTCATACCAGCGGTAATCAGACACGTTTGATCCACTTACAAGCCACCCACCCAAAACTGTGTCGCCATCAAAGTACTGCCCATTAATAAACCTTTCAAGCAGCATTCTTCTAAATGCCGTCGCAGGGTCAGTAATTAAAGCGTTTTGATAAGTAATACCTAGAAAAACAGGAGTGTTAGCAGAAACAGAGCTTGGAATTACAAATTTCCAATATTTTGTACCACCAATAGTTTTTGGTGCGGAATCTTCAATAACCGGAGTAGCCCCAGAGGTGTATAGACCAACTTTTGTAATAGCTGCTTGTGCACTTACGGTTGCTGAATCTTGCACTGAAAAATAGAAAGTATCTCCAAAACTAACTTTTACGTCATCGTTTGTGGTTGACAACAATGAAGTTGTAGTCCCATAAGATATTGTCCATTTTGCGTTTGGGTTAGTTCCAACGGAACCAGTAGCTGAGGCAGAACCACCATCAACTGAAGCAGAGTATGATGTAGTGTCATAGTACTCAGCGTCATATGACGTTGTAAATGTACCCGCAGGTGAACCCATGTCAAAAACACTGTCAAGGCCAAAATATATGTTTGGGTCTTTAATTAAGTTAATTCTTTGAGCGTGCACTTTTATAACTTTGTTTACAGTATCAACTGTTACGTTAGAGCCGGTTAAAGCAGTCATAAACGTTTCAATTCCGGAAACAGTTCCAATTGATCTGCGGAGTATGCCAATGCTACCTAGGATATTTCTAAGGCGATAAGCACCTAATTCACGACTTTCTAAATTAACTCCAAAGTCTTTTGCTAAGTAATCTAATGCTTGATCATCTGCAATCTGCGGGTCTTTAAAAGTCATTAGATAATCAATTTCAGTTCTTACTTTGTCAATGTCCCAACCAATAGTTGAAATATATTTATTAAGCGGGCCGCCATTCCCAAAATCCATGTTGCCATCTAAAATTCTGTAATACAAAGGAATTTTTGAATACAAATCACTAGAACTTCCGTAGTTTTTAGGTACTAAAACAGACAAAGATTCAGCAGCTTCATAAAATGTTCCACCAGCAATAGATTCATACTTTACAAATATGGTGTAATAAGCCCATACGCCTTCAGGAACAGTGTGTGTGTACGTGGTGGTGTTGTTAGTGTCTACAAGAATGTTCCCATCACTAATAGTTGGAGGTTCCCCAAAAGGAGAATAAACAATAATTACTCTTGTAGCAGCCGGTATTGAAGATGGGATTGTTTCAACAAGCGGGGCTTCCCAAGATAAATCAACACTTGTGTAATCTCTTACTTCAGCATCAAAAAAACCAACTAATGAGCCAGGAGTTCCTGGAATTAAATTAGATGTAAGTACTGGGGCTAATTGAATATCATCAGAACGAAGACGCGTGTCATCATCTGCCCTAGCAGCCATTCCAGGTGCTGAAGCTCCGTTAGACGGGTACGCTAGGTAAGAACCATACGGGGAGTTAGGGTTTCTAAGAGTAAAAGATTTACGTGTCATGACGAACTAGTAATTCCTCCAGTAGGAACAATTGTAATACTTCCTTTTTTCATAAATTGAATAGAAGTAGGGTCACTCCCAGATAATGCAACAGTTGAGTATTCAACTCCTTCAATTCCATGAATTGTCTTATAAACAACACCTAAATTTAATGATTCACCAAAATCTAAGTTGTCTAGTTCAAATAAGTAAGTTAAAGCAGCGGTAACTGCAGAAACAACAGAAGATTGTACATAAGAGTTGTTAATTGTTACTGATGCAGAAATAGTTTTAGGTACAAAACTGACCGACGCGCCAGTGTTTACAGTCACCCCCAAAGTTGCTACCGCTTGCAATGAGGTGTTGATGTTTGTTTTTGTTTCCGTTTCTAATGCGTAAGACGTTGCTGAAGCAGAAGTAAAATCAGCAATATAAGGAATTGCATAAACAGTTACGCTACCCCCTCCGGCATTTGGAGTAAACGTGCACATTGCTTTGTAAACCCCATCAACTAACAAGGCTCGGTTTGTAAAATCGTTTAAAGTAACAGCACGATCTTGAGATTTAATAATTGATTTAATTGAAGTTTTTAACGATGCAACTGTTTCTCCGTCCGTACCGCCTACAGCAGAAGTAGAAGAAGCAACAGAAAGACCAGAAATTGCTGTTTTAAAAGAAGTAATAGAGTTTACGCCAACGTTTCCAGAAGACCCGCTAGTAGTTTTGTATTTTGCTTGTATCTTTACTCCAGTTGGAGGAATACGACCGCTTAATCTGTTACCAAAAACAACTTCAGTTGCATTTGCAGAGTTTACGTAAATCGCGTAAGCGTTAACTCCAGAAGCAACAATGTTGGTGTCATCAACTCTTGTCCAATTTATGTATGAAAGACCGTCTTCGTTTACTGAAACTTGAACGGTATTTGGAATAACATTTGTTTTTGAAAGGGAGTACCTTTGGCCAATTTGACCAGAAGCTGAAGTAGTTAATTGTTCTGCGTAAACAATAGAACCTTCTTTTACCGTAACTGCTACCGTGCCACCACCAGCTACCGACGCTTCAGTTTCTGAATAGAAGTTATACAATGTGTTATTAAATGACCCAGAAAACATAGTTTCAGCTGGGATTACAATAGGAACTGATGATGCAGTGGAGTTTGATACATAGACTGTGGCTCTTGCTGCAGACCTATTGCGTGGTTTGTAATCAAAAAGGTTAGCTAAGGCTAAAACGCTTTCGCGTTGAGTTGCAGTATCTAGGAAAGACTCTCCGGCAGCCCTGTCAATGTAATAATGGAGGATGTCTCCCATGTACGCCCACATGTCAACTAGGACCATAGAAAAGTCAGACGGGTCTCTGTCCGTCCATTCCGGTATAGTCCGTTCTGCTCTAGCTAATAGATCACGTCTAATGTTTGAGTAGTCTCTGCTAGCAAAGTCAAATCCTGGTCTTTCAAGTGCCATTTCTTACTCCTAAATAAAAGAATCTTCAGTAAGATTCGTTGGGGAAACTACGTCAAATTTTACTAATTGGGGGGAACCTAAAGGTAGTTTGTAAACTACTGTTATACCTAGTGTAGTATCTGGTGACCCAAAAGCCGCTATAGAATTTGTTGGGGCCAGCTTTACATCAAGAATAGACACATCGCTTACTGCTGCTTGAATATCAGACTTTGCTTCTACAATATGGTCTGTAAGCTCAATTTCATCTATTACATCAAATAGTAAGGTTTGGATACCAAAGCCGTATTTGTGGCGCATAACACGTTCATACTTTTGGGTCACAAGAACGTTTACAATTTTCTGCTCTGTAGCCACAGACATAGATGAAGTTGTAGCAGTCTTACCACCGCTAAATTGAAATGGAATTTTAATAGCTTTCATAGTTACTCCGTTAGTAATATCATTGATAACATTGCTGTGTATGATCTGCTCAAACTGCTGTTTGAATTAACAACTTTAAGTGAAAGTACCTCTGTGCCATAAAAAAACATATTACATGTAAGTACTATTGACAAAGCTCCCGCAAAAGACGTTACCGGAGTAGCAGACACAAAATTATCTACTGTAAGCATTGCGGTTTGCGTTCCAGCAGCAGCACTTGTAGTTATTGTTACACTAATTGCGTATAATCCAGATTGGGGAAAAATTGCCTGACTTGGAAGCCCCCCAATCCATGAGTTATTATTGTATTTTTCAAAATCTAAAGTGTCAAATTCAATAAGACCAGTTGATAAAGGGCCTACAGTTTGTGGGGCCACCCGCCTAACTCTCATGCGGTACATGTCAAGGTTTT